TAGCATTTACCATAAATAGCTGTTTGTAAGTCATAAGTTGTCTGAAGATGGTTTGATGTTTTAAAATCAATAATCCAAAGTTCTGTCTTACCATCAATTTCAATTTCACATACCATATCACAAGTACCTGCTACTTTGATTTCATCTGAAAATAAGTGTACTTCGGTTTCAATTAGTTTTGGATTATATTCTTCCCAAAAATCAACAAAGCGTAAGAACATTTGCCATACTAATGGGTCATATTTTGGGTATCCCGTTGGTGATAAGAAATTTAATTCCTTACCATTTAGGTAATCTTCAATCATTTCATGTACTTCAGTACCCTGTTCCCCTGCTTTTTTAACAATATATTCAGCAGAATATCCTACTTTTTTTAGCCAATCTTCAAAGAATTTACCTTTAGGATATGATCCTAAAACATAAGTGATTGAGGGGTAGTACTTTCCATTTCTACGGTAGTACCGTGAATCTGGCATAGTAATTTGTTTCGCATCCTCAGAAATTTCTAGAATCCTGTTATAGGAATGTTTAATGTTTCTTTTACTCATAGTAATTGTAGTTTCCGTTTCATCAAATCGTATTGATTAATTGGAAACGTTTTTTGAATTAGTTTTGTGAAATTAGTAAAACCCATTTCACTTGGATCTTTTCCTTCGAGGTCCATAAAATAGACTTCTTTACCTTCATTTATAAAATATTCAGCAAACTTAAGTGCTTGCTTTTGGGCGTCTGTATCTAAAGCTATATAAATTTTTTCAACTTTAGAAGTGACGATTTTTTTCATTAAATTTTGTTGTATATTCTTACCTAATAGAGGAATAGCATTTCTTTTAATAGCTATAGCATCAAATGGTCCTTCGCACAGTACTAACGGTATATCCCAATTAATAAATAACTCAAATGGTACTATATCACGTGATGTCTCTGGATTACGATATTTAACAAATGGTTCTTTTTCAAATGAACGACCTGTAAAATAATTTAAATTACCCTGTTCATCATAAGATGGGATAATAATCATTTTAGCATATCTACCATATTCACAATATCCTATATTATATTTTTCAATATCATCTTTAGTAATACCCCTAGATTTTAAGTATGATAATGCATGTCGGGCTAAAATATCTCTACTACCTAAAATTGATTTATATTCTTCTGGGAGTTTTAATTGTGTTTGATTATCTTGTTTTTTTATTTCGACTTCACTACCAATTAATTTTTTTAATTCCTCGTATTTTTCTAATGGTGCTTTTACTTGTTTAAATATAGACGAAATACGACTACCTTTTTTATGTTGAGTAAAGTTAACTTCTAATTTTGGTTTATGATGGTTGCAGTAAGGACAGTGATAGGCTTTATTGCCTCTTGCTGTTCTTTTACCTGTACCTAATACAGAATCTACTAAATTGACTAATAGTTCATTTACCATAAATCGTAATATACGAACAATTATTTAGATATCAAAGTCACGAGTGAAGAACTTTCCGAGAATGTTATCATTGAAGAATTCTTCGGGTTTTTCTAAAACTTGATATATCATTTGATATTTTATTTCGTAGTAAGTTAATAACTTTTTTGTAGGAGCACAAATTAAAATATGTCGCTCAAAATTTTCTCTTGGTTCTGTTTCGTATAATTCTTTAAGATATTTATTTGAACCCCAATATGTTTTCCAATTTGACTCTTTTACTGCTAATTTATATGATGGTTTCCTTCCTACTACTCCAGCATATTCAGCTAATTCTTTTTTTCCTAATTTTACTTTAGTAGTGTTTTGAAGTATTTTCTTACCAATATAAGCCTTTTTTGTAGGTTTATGGGTTATCATGTACACGAAACCATGTGTTTCATCTGGAAAGTCAGAGATACTCTCCATTACTTGTGTTTTATAAGTCCATTGCATTTTAAGTATCGAAATTTACTATGATTGTAGTATCACAATATTTTGAAATTGGTACAGGGTATGATAATTTACCTACAGCTAATAAGTCAGAATTTTCATTATATAATCCTACTGTAGTTACATAAGGGTCAAAAACTGAACCTGTTGCAAAATCATAATACACATCATTTAGACTACCGGTTAAATCTGTACTTGATGATATAATTGAGGGGTTTAATGAATATCCAAATTCATTTTCACTAATAATACATTTATATTGATGTTCATATATTGTTATAGATGATGAAAAATGAACAGAAACAGCAGATAAATCTTTTCCAGAAGCACTAATAGCAGCACTCATAGTTGTTAAAGAACTTGTAGTAATAACTGCTATACCATGAGGATAAAAAATTTGACCTACTATATCAGATCCACTTATTAGATTTCCTTCTCCATCATCTGTTAATTCACTACTACTATAATTTAAAACAAAAGTAGTAGGAACAATATTTTCACCAAATAATTTTTGTGGAACTGAAACAACTGAAATTGCACCTTCTATAGAACCAGATCCTGTAGGTAACATTCTTGATTGAGTTAAGGTAGATTGAAGATAATTTTCATATCTAGGTGCTTGAATTGGACCTACAAATTTTGTGTCTTGTCTTAAAGCTCCTGGGATTATACTTTGGGTAGGGACATCATTACCCCAACTCCTAGATAAAAAATTAGTATAATATAACTGTTTTATACTATTATATACCCCTGTTGTGTTTTGTACTGATATTAAACCTGTATCTGGGGCTTCCGTTGAAATAATAGAGCCTGTAGGGTTAATACCTTGAAAAATGTCAATACCAACGTTAGATGCAGTTATAGATCCACTAACAAAATCAAATCCTTTGTTAGCTGTAAAAGGAGCTATGGTAATATCCTTGGTGGAAAATTGTTTGAAGGCTGCCATTCATTTTAAAAATCAAGCTTAACTCTTACGAGTAATTCTTTTGTAAAATCTTTTGGTAGGGGTCTTGATAATTTAGCTACTGCTAATAATTCACTATTATCATTATATAATCCTACTGTAGTAATATATGTTTGTGGGTTATCAACAAATTCAGGATAAATTACAACACCTGTTGAACCTGAAATAAATGATGGGTTTTCTGAATAGTTAAATTCATTGTTTTTTGCTCTTACAAATACAAAATCTGATGATAATGTTTCATCACTATTTAATGTGAAGTTTTGACCATTGTTTAAACAATCAATCATTCTTTTTTGGTTTAAGGAACCAGAATCAAATGATCTAGAAATAAGGAAATTTAAACCACCATCAACAGCAATACCACTTGCACCATCTAAAGCTTCTCCATTTAATAATAGAACTCCAATATCTGGTAATAACCAACCATATGATCCTGAGGAAGGTGTCCAACCATTATCGTTTAACCCTGTGTAAACTGTTCCTGCTGAACCAGATACTAAATTATATCTTCTACCTGCATCTGTAAATACTGCAGTTTGATTTAATTGACTATCATCTGTTAAACGAAGAGTACTACCTGAATTTGTTAATACAATATCTGTTATACCTGGGAGAATTGATTCTTTATAGCGGGCTCTTTCAATATTGAGAGCATAAAAATAAGATGAAGTGGCGTTACCAAAAATAAAACTTGCGTTTTCATCTCCTAGAACTAAAGTTCTATATTGACCATAATTTGATCTTGTAGCTGAAGAACCTGTTACTAAAGAATTAAAAAATGTACTACCACTACCTTCTTGATCACAATAAGCAACTGCAAATTGGATTTGTGCTGTTGTATCAAATGATTCTGTTTGGTAAACATCAAAATAATATTCTTTTGTACTACTTTCTACTTGAACTGATGAAGTATAAAATTCTGTTAATGTTGGCACATTATTACTCCACATTGTGGAAGCAACGGCATCATTACTTACGATTATATCTCCTGCTTGAAATCTTTGAAATCCCATAATTTTATTTTTATTCTATTTTTATGCTGCGGTTGTATTAGCTGATTTATTTATTGTTACTGGGATTTGTACTCTTGCTCCACTATCTCTACCTATAACTGTTAATGTGGCAAATAGTGATGTTTGAGTTCCAAATAATGTATTAACTCCAGTAGCTGCTATGTTTAATGTAGTTCCTATTACTGTTTGAGAAACATTAGTTCCGTTAGTTACAGCTGTTACATTTGCATTTAAAGTATTAGCTGCCGCTGTATCAATTCCAGTAGCTTGGAATGTTGAAAATAATCTAGCATCTGAAATGGTAAATGTATAACCGGATGGTTCTACTGTAGTTACATAGTTTAGTGTAGATGGAGTTACTGCTTGTGTAGCTAGCTGTTGTAAAGTAACGTTTGTAGGAACATTAATAATAGGTAATCTACTAGTACCACGAGGTAAAGTAGCTAACTTATATTTCATAATCTGAGTTTCATCTGGAAATGCTTCTAATAAAGGCATGTTTTCAATTGCCTCTCCATAATAAGCAGCACCTGAAGGGTGGGTTGGATTATACATTGTATAATCGATTTCATCATCTGCTAAAGCATATTGTGTAATAGTAAAACCTCCTTCACCTTGAGCTAAGAGTTCTCTACCTTTTTTAGTTAAAATAGCATCAATTGTTACTACTTGATTATTTAAATATCCCATTGTCTTGTTTATTTTAGTTATAAATATACGTTTTTTTAATTTCTATTCCAAGTTATAATTATTAAGCTGTTGAAGGTCCTGTTCCTGGGGATTGTTGTGCAGTAGTACTTGTATTAACTGCATTTTGATTCTTCAACTGATTAATTAAAGTTTGAACGTTTTTCTTTTGTGTTGGTGTAAAATCATTAGGTATTAAATATCCATCTCCTGTAGGTGTTTGTGAACCTAAAGCATTAATTGGTGGTGTTTGATAAATAATAATTCTATCATCTGCATTTATTTTTCTTCTAATTGTAAATTGATATATTGAACCCGAAGGTATTGGTTCTGCTAATTCTGCAGGGTTTGGATTTACGTAAATTCTATCAAATAATCTACTTGAAGAAATTGAAGCAGATGGTCCACTATTAGCAAATACAATAGAGGGTAAACCTGTACTACTACCACTAACACTAAATCCAATATCCTTTACTACAAAATCTTGAGTACGGTAATTTGCTAAAGCTTGCACATCTGGGGTGATGTCTGAGTATGATGAACCTGTAAAATTAATATCATAAGTTACTCTAATTTCATCTCCTCTTTCAATTAAGAATGGTAAACCAAAATCTTCATAACCTAACACATTGGCTCCTGCTTCTGAAGATGAGAAGTTAAATGTATTATAATTTGCAAGTGATGAAGAAGCAACTGGTATTGGGGATTGTGTTGATGATGCTGTAGGTAATCCCGGTACCTTAAATTTTGCAACTGGTGTTGCAGCACTTGCTGTATATTCTGAAAGTAATTGATCTTTAACCCAATAATTGTAACTATGGGCTATTGCTAAAATATCACCAAAATAAAAACCAAAATTACCTGATCCTGGGGCTAAACTAGCAGACATACGAGCAGGGCCTCCTTTTAAATCTATATATCCTCCTTCTGAATCTGAACCTGAAGCAAATGCCCAAAATTCATGACCATATGTAATTGTATTACCTCCTGATGAAGAAATAGAAGTACCTAAGTAACTAATAACTTCTCTACCATTTGTTGAACCAGATTCAGGAATAAGACCAATATTCAAACCTCTAGTTATACTAGCTGATTCTAAGAAATTTGGACCATCTCCATCAGGTTGAGTTGTTAATATTGTTTCAAATTCAGCCCCACCTTGGAAAATTTCATTATCTCCAATTGTTAATGTTTGGTAATTTGTAACTACTGATCGTGATATAGCTGGTGATTGTGTTATGGCGCTATCTGTATTACGTGGAATTGAAAGTACAGGGTATGTTTGAATAGGAACTTGATAAGTTATAGAAGCTTTTCTTCCTTTTTCAAATGTGCTTGTAACATCTAATAATCTATTATTTGAACCATTAATATCTACTGTTTGGGGTGGTGTTGATAATGAATCTGCAGAAACATCTTCGAATGGAGCTAAGATTAATTGGTCAATTGAAAATGTGTAAGTATCATCTAATTCTAAATTATTCC